TCTTTGGTGGATTTGATGGTGTCAATATTCTTAATAGAGACATGTTCTACATGACAGATAGAGCGACTTCAACCGATGCAACGTCGGGTGGGTTAACCGGATTGGCTTCTGATGAGTTTAATCAAGGAACGATCGGTCTTGGTCCTAAGAACAGCGATGGTTCGATTACGAATCAGTCTGGTCAGGGCCGCTTGAACAACTATATCCAAGCTTATAGAAAAGCTGCTGAGATTATGACAGATCCAATGACCACAAGAATTAATCTTTTGGCCGTTCCTGGTATCCGTGATCCATATGTTACAGACCACGCAGCATTGAAGACGAAAGAATACTCCATGGCCATGTATGTAATGGATATTCCATCCTGGACTGAGAGTGAAACTCGTCTGTTCGGTGGTGAAGATAGCTCAAAGATTGCAAGCGCATCCTACTCATTACCAGATGTTAGAGAAACAGCTGAGCAGTTTGAGTCAAGAGTATTTGATAACAACTACACGGCAGCATATTTTCCAGATGTTTATATCACTGACAAGAACACGAATTCGAAAGTTCAGGTTCCAGCTTCTGTAGCCGTTATGTCCGCATTAGGGTATAACGATAAGGTCGCGTATCCCTGGTTCGCTCCAGCCGGTTTCAACCGCGGCGGACTTAGCATGGTAAGTAACACGTCCGTTAGACTGACAGCTGGTGATAGAGATGATTTATATGATGCGAGAGTTAATCCAATCGCGAACTTCTCGGATGGAAGCTTCGTAATATTTGGTCAGAAGACATGTCAACTAGCGAAATCAGCTCTTGACAGAGTTAATGTTCGAAGAATGTTACTTGAAGTTAAACGTCAAGTTGTTGCTATCGCTGACAAGATTCTATTCGAGCCTAACAATGACGCTACCAGAGCACGCTTCATCGGCCAGGTTACACCACTCCTTGCGACTATTCAGTCCCAGCAAGGTATTGAATCCTTCAAGGTCGTGATGGATAACACTAACAACACATCAGAAGATGTTGAAAATAACAGACTAAATGGTCGCATCGTAGTCGTACCCACAAGAGCAATCGAATTTATTGCTATAGATTTTATCATAACAAATAGTGGTGTAGATTTTGCGTAGTATAGTTAAGAAGAGAATACAGGAGATTATTTCAAATGGCTGAACTTACATTTAAGAGCCCGGGTGTTTCTACCAAAGAGATAGACCTTTCGGGTCCGACACAAACCGGACCGAGCGGAGTACCAGCTGGAGTTATCGGAACAGCAGATCAAGGACGAGCATTTGTTCCAATAACAATGGCAACGTTCGCAGACTTTGTAGCTGAATTTGGTAACACTGATGGCACAAAGTTTGGTCCTATGGCAATGAGACAATGGTTAACATATACTCAGGCTGGAACATATCTTAGAACCCTGGGTTGCGGTGATGGTAAGAAAAGGGAGTCGACAGGTGTCGTTACCAATGCTGGCTTCATAGTTGGTGAACAGTTACCGAAGGGTAACGGAATTCTTGGCGCCAATGTGTACGCTGGCACAAGAAGTGGCGCGAACCCGGGCCCTCTCGGCAGAGCGCATTTTCTTGCAGTCTGTATGTCTGGTAGCAAAATGCCGAACTCTGATAAGAATTACTTGCAAGAAGCAGGTCTTGAGTTAAGTGCTCCTGTCCTTCGTGGAGTTATTCTTGCAGCATCCGGTGTTTTACCCGCATTGAGCGCTTCTCGCGCCGCAGCGGGATCAGAGGGTACTCGTGGCACAGCTGGATATGGTGGTGGCCTTTTCTCAGGAAATAACCTTCCCCTTGGAGCTCCAACCGCACAGAATCTTGCCGCTGATACTGCATACGGGTCAGGTGGGACAAACAACGCTGGGTCCACACTCGGTGCCGTTGACATTGCTGGAGGAAAGCAAGAGTTTGTTCTTATGTTGAATGGGCACACTCATACAGATTCATTTCCTACAGTTATTACTGCTTCGTTTGACCCAACGGCTCCAAACTATCTTGGAAATGTTCTTAACACTGACCCCTTAGATGTTCAAAAAGCCGGCCATTATTTATATGCACATTGGCCAGTTTACCCTAACTTTGCCGTACCGACCGGCTCAAATTACATGGGTTATAACTATCAGCCCGCAGTTAATGCCGTGATTGGCTCTAGATTAACAAAGTACGAAGATATCGCTTTCCTTGTCACGTCTTCATTAGGAAGAAATGCCGGCAGCGCAACGATTCCAGACTTTGAGGGATTCCGTGATAGATTCAGAACAGCACGTGCACCAAAAGTTATTTCACAGGCGTATGGTGGTTCTGAAAAAGATCTATTCCGTATTTGGTGCTTGGACGATGGTGCCATTGGTAACCATCGCGTTAAGATTTCTATTGAGAATATCGTAAAATCAACAAACGTTAACAACAAATATTGCACATTCGATCTTGCGGTTAGAGACTTTGAGGATACTGATGATCTTCCCGTGGTCATTGAGAAATTCCCTAAGCTCTCTCTTAATCCTCTCGATGAGAGATATATCGCAAGAGTCATTGGTGATTACCACTTGTATTATGATTTCGATAAAAGGGCCGGTTCACAGAAGCTTGTTGTTGAGGGTTCTTACCCCAACCGCTCGAACTATATTCGAGTTGAGCCAGTTGACGCATTAGACAAGGGAGAAATTCCCGCTGATGCTTTACCCTGCGGTTTCCGTGGTATTGATCACTTAGTAACATCAGGATCTAGTATCTTTAAGATGACATCTGCTGACTTCGCTCCAAACCTTGGTTCAGATACATTCCCAACCGCAAATATCGTACAGCCACCTATTCCATTCCGGTCTACGGTTTCAAGAGGAAAATCTCCTAGAAAAGTTCTCTCTTCCCAGCTTTACTGGGGTATCCAGTTTGAGGTGAAAGATAACATAGATGAGCCGAATAAGAGCACAGTCATGGATACGTCCATCAAGAATTATGGAACGTATTTCCCAGACTTCAGGCAAGATCAGCAAGCAGCGATGGTTGGAGACAATGTCGGTACAGCTGATAGTTCTGGTACCATATTTGATTGTGACCGTTTTAATAACAACAAATTCTCACTTGAAAATGTCCAAGTTGTTGTAACAGCGGCTGATAAAGCAGACTCCAACCAGTGGGCTGCTGCGACATATCGTCGAGCAGGCGCGGCAGAAAATATGGCAGATATTGACGGGTCAACAAAAACAACGGCTTCTGGACTCACAAGACTTCTTAGCGTTGAAAAAGACTTTGGTCTTTCATCGGTTAGGAAATTCCTCAAGTTTACATTCATGGCCCAAGGCGGTTTCGACGGACTTAACATCTTTGACAGAAATAAGTTCGACATGACCTCAACTGCCTGTAAGAGAGAGATGGACGACTCCACTCAGGGTGAAACCAGTGGACCGACTGTTGCAGCGTATAGAAAAGCGCTAGATATTCTTGAGCAACGTTCAGATGTGAATATCCAGCTTCTAGCTATTCCAGGTATTAAGCACGAATCAGTTACAGATTATGCGATCACGACTGTTGAAGATCGCTTTGATGCTCTTTATGTTATGGACATTGAGACAACGGACACCCTTGGTAACGTAGTTACGGGCTCAAATGAGATTGTTAGTGTAACCAACACGGTGGCAGATTTCACAAGTCGTAATCTCGACTCATCGTTCGCAGCCGCATACTTCCCAGATGTAATCATGGAAGAAGTTAATACAGGACAGAATGTTGTTGCCCCCGCAAGTGTTGCGGTCTTAGGTGCATTTGGTCTAAACGACAAGATTGCATATCCTTGGTTCGCGCCAGCTGGTTTCACTAGAGGTGCTCTTAAGCATGTTAGAGAAGCAAGTGTGAAGCTGAATAGAGGAAACTTAGATGCGCTATATGACGCTGATATTAACCCAATCACCGCATTCCCTCAATCAAAGGAAGTCGTGGTTTTCGGCCAGAAGACACTTCTCGCAGCTCAAAGCGCTCTCGATCGTGTCAATGTTCGCCGCCTGTTAATCGATATTCGACGTCAGGTCCGAGCGATTGGAGATACATTCCTCTTCGAACCAAACAGGGAAGCAACTCTCGCGAGATTCTCCGCAGCTGTTAATCCGATTCTAGCCAGAATACAACAACAGCAAGGTCTTGATAGGTTCAAGGTACAGATTGATGCAACCACAACAACACAGGCTGACATCGAGAACAACACAGTTAGAGGAAAGATATTCCTCCAGCCCACCCGTTCGGTCGAGTTTATATCACTAGATTTTGTGGTAACTAACGCCGGCATGGACATTTAAATTAAGAGCTATATAGTTATCTAAGAACAAGGAGTAACACAAAATGCCAGAGACACTATCAGTTACCGATATGTTGCCGAACAAGTTCGAGCCGAAGAGAAAATTTCGGTGGGTGTTCGCAATTGAAGGTATTGACGCATTTTTGATCAAGACGGCTGCTCGCCCTACAATGAACACCGCTGAGGTTGAAATTCCCTTTATTAACTCTACCCGCTTTATTGCTGGTAAGACGAAGTTCGATGCTTTATCGGTTACGCTTCACGATCCAATCGCTCCTTCAGGTGCACAACAGGTTATGGAATGGGTACGTACCCACTATGAGTCTGTCTCTGGTCGTGGCGGTTACGCTGATTTTTACAAGCGCGATTGCCAGCTTAAGCTGCTAGATCCTGTTGGTACAGTGGTCGAACTTTGGGATATGAAAGGATGTTTCCTCACATCAGCTGCATTCGGTGATCTGGACTATGGTTCAGAAGACCCTGCAGAGATTTCATTGTCGATACGTTTTGATAACTGCGTACTACAATACTGAACATCGGAAATCATTTCTATTATAAAAAGAGCGTGTTATCACGCTCTTTTTTTGTTTACAGCTCATTTACCCGGTTTAAGATATCTTAACGTTGTTAAGCATGAGGTGAATGTATGTCAACTGAACAAGGCGGCGGCGGAGGCGGCCCTAGCGATAGAAGCGAAATATTTGGGTCAATGAAGGGTCACATGCCCACCCGAAATGTCATGAAGGATGATTTTGGGTTTGAGATCCCTGTTGAGGTTGTACCTCTCCCGTCAGGTGGAAAATGCTATGATGTTGAGCATCCGCTCCACGGCAAAAATACGGTCGAGATTAGAGCCATGACGGCCAGAGAAGAAGATATTCTGACGTCGAAAGCCCTGATTAAGAAGGGCACTGTTATTAGTCACTTGCTCAAGTCATGTATGATCGATAAACGAGTTAATCCAGACACTATGCTGGCTGGTGATAGAAATGCTCTAATGGTTGCAATGCGTGTAACAGGTTATGGTGCATCCTATAATGTAGAAGTTGATTGTCCTGCATGTAGCGAACGCTCTAAGCAATCGTTTAATCTTGGAGATCTTCCGATTAAGCGTTTAGAGATTGAACCTGTTACAGCAGGAACAAATCTTTTCGAAGTTCAGCTCCCTGTTACAAAGGCTAAGTGTCGTTATAAGTTACTGACCGGTACAGATGAGCAGGATATCATGGTAGCATCAGAAAGAAGAAAGAAGCAAGGACAGAGAAGCGAAAACCTTATTACTTCCCGGTTACGCTCTTCTATTGTTTCAGTGAATGGTGTTCAAGATAGAACTAAGCTTGACATGTTTGTTTCGAGTCTCCCGGCAAGAGATTCTTTATTCTTAAGAAAGCATATTGACAATAACGAACCAGGTATTGATATGAAATCCTGGATGGATTGTCCCGCTTGTCTTGAGCACTCGGAGGTTAGACTGCCCCTGGGGGCGGCGTTTTTTTGGCCTGACGAATAGTACCAAAGAAATATTCCTTGAACAGATTTTCTTGCTAATGTACTACATGGGGTTTTCCTATGTAGAAGGGTATAATTGCCCGATTTGGATGCGCCATTGGTTCATTAAGCGCCTTAATGATGAGATAAAGAAGTCTAACGGTAAGCAGTCATCTCATGCGGCCCACCAGAATAGTCCTGATGCAAGGGCGATGATGGGAAGATATCGTTCCCAAGTTCCTGCAAAATTGCGTAGATTTACATAGTTATTGTAGAGGTGGTAAAAATGGATCCAGTTAAACGACAGTTTCTGAAAGATTGCGCTAGATATATTCGCGGTGAGATAACTGAAATTAGGCTTAATGGCCCAAAGAAGACAATAAAACTCTTTGCGCAAGCTCTGAAGGAGTCTAGAAATCTCTATACTGCGTTACACGCTGATAAAAAAATGTCAGATGTATTGCCAATCTTAGAATCCAAGAAATTTGCAACATCCAAGCTACGAAAAGCTACCGGGTTTGTGTGGCCTTTTTAATGGTTGTTTTTTATGGTGCGTAGATTTCTATTTACCATACTTATAGCAAGGCATTAGGCTGCGCACAGGGTGGTTATTAGATGGCAGGCGATTCAAAAGAAGCTGCAGACCAATTAGGCATACAGCAACAGATTAACAAAGTTCTGTCTGAGCGTGCCGCAATGCTTGATTCTCAGGCGAAGCAATTGTCTGGTCAAGTGCAGCTTGCTGCTGAATTATGTAAAGCATTAGAATGTAAAGATCTCGACCAGGTTGCTTCTAGACTTGAAGAAATAAACGCTGGTCTGCAAGATGCCGCTAGCAATGCGACTGATTTCTCCAACGCTGGTGGAGAGATTCAAGATAGCATGGATCAAGCTGGTGAAGGTGCCCAAGGTGCAATGGGCAAAGTAAGCGAATTCGTAAAAGAGCTTGGTGCCTCAAAAGCCGCAGCCGCCGGAGCCGCCGTAGGAATTGGTAAGGGTATGAAGAGCGCCGGCGCCTCTATACAGATGGCTGCTGCTAGCGCAATTCAGATGGCCAAGAATTTGGCTGCTGTTGGTAAGTCCATTATATCAATGCCGTTTAAGATGCTTGGTGGCTTAACTGAGATGGCTACAGCTGGTGGCGGAGGCGTGAGTGCCCTAAAGCAAGAAATGGAGAAAGTTCGCGGGGAATTTGGTGACCTCGCAACAGGAGAAGGTAAAGCGGTCATCGATGGCTTTAACGACCTTACTTCTGCTAGCGGTGCTCTGGCTCAAAGTGGCCTCAATGTTTCTCAAGTGTTTGGGCGAGGTTCAGCGGGAGCAGCAGCGGCATTAGCAGCAGTGTCCGAGATCGCGCAAGAAGCCGGTAGTTCCTTCCACATGCTAAGTGAGTCCATAGCCGAGAATGCCGGCCAGATGGTCATGTTGAATAAGGGCCTTGGTATGTCCAATGCTGCGCTGGTCGAGATGACCAGACAGGCTCAGAACTCTGGTCAAGATGTCGGTGAGATGTTAACGGCTACTGCTTCTATGGCGATCCAAATGGGTGACAAGTTTGGAATCTCTGCGAAGACCATGGGTAAGAACATGGCGTCCCTTACAGAGAACTTCGAAAAGCTTGGTAAGATGAGTACCAAACAGCTTGGTGCAACAGCAGCATACATGGCTAAATTAGGTCTTGAAGCAACAGACTTGCTTGGTGTTGTTGATAAATTTGATAACTTTGAGGGTGCAGCTGAATCGGTATCTATGTTGAATCAATCAATGGGAATGCAGCTTGATACGATGGAAATGATGAATGCTGAAAATCCAGCTGAGCGGATCGATATGATGCGTGACGCATTCCATGAGACCGGAAAATCAGTTGATGATTTAACACGACAAGAAAAAGCGCTGATGGCTGAGCAAATGGGTCTTTCCGTTACAGCAATGGAAAATGCACTAGCAGCTGAGAATCAAGGCGTTTCTTATGAAGACCTGGAAGCCGGCGCAGAGGAAGCTGAAGACCAAGCTCTCACTCAAGAAGAAGCGATGTCAAAGCTAGCTGATTCTATTGAGAAGATGACAGAGGGTGGAGGATCAGGCGTTCAGGGATTCTTTGACGCATTTTCTAAGGGCTTTATGAAGGGGCTTAAGGACTCAAAGGCATTTCAAGATGTTCTAAAAGCTATTCGTAAAGCGTTGAAGATTGTTTTCCAGTTTGGTAAGCAAGTTGGTAAAATGTTTGCTGATCTTATGGGCGACATGGGTGTATGGGACGGTATCAAAGACTTGTTCGACCCCAAGGACCTTCGTAATTTAATGGGGATCGATGAGAAGGGCGGCCTAACCGGAACAGGATTATTAGGCATTTTTAAGAAATTCAAAGATGCGCTATCTGGAAAAGGGAACTACAGCCCGCAGCGAATGGCTGAAGATATGGGGAAAGAGTTCTCGAAGTTCTTCAGCGCAAAAGGGCCGGCATTTGCCAAGCTAAAAGATGCATTCGCAAAAGGTATTCAAATGATTGGTGCAATGATCGCCGGATTTATACCATTTGTAATTGGCAAGATGGTCGAAATGATCAATGGAATGGCTGATGCTCTTAGAAATCCATCCGGTCTGGGGGATGCAGCTTCATCGGGAATTGGAGGCGCGATAATAGGTGCACTCCAATCGATTGGTGATGCTTTGATGGCTGCTCTTCCATCGTTGATCGGCGCGCTACTTAATCTTCTTTCAGCTGCTGCTATGAACCCAACTGTTTGGAAGGTCGCTGGAGCTTACTTTGGTTTCATGATTATGAAATCGTTGTTGGTAGGTGCAATCATGGCAGCCAAAGCAGCACTATTCCAGGTTGTCGTTGCGAAGATAGCTGGCTTAATGACTGGTGCGACTGATAAAGCAGCTGCAAAAGCTGAGAAGGGTGGAAAGAGTGGAGGGAAGATGGGCAAGTCCTTCAAGAAGGGAATGTCCAATATGGCTGATGGCTTAAAGTCATTTGTAAAAAGAATAGCAGATATTAAGCCTGGCGATATCGTAAAAGCGATGATTAACATGACGCTAATGG